AACCCATCCACCACCTTTAAACCAGTCACGAAGTGAGTAACCAGGATCCTTTGCGGATTTTCCATCACGCTTTGCTTCATTCATATAACCGGCAGCTGCATCAGTATTGTGCTCAGTATCGGTAATTTTTGCCTGAACCCAAGCAGGAATATTTTTTTCCTTCTTACCAAGTGCTTTTCTCAGTTTTCTGATATTTTCCTCAGATTTTTTTAACTGAGATTGTGCCATTGAGACCTCATGGTCTTTTTCTTTTGCTTCGTTCACTTTCTTTCTTCCTTGACAGTGTGCCCGCTGAGAGAATCCTTTCGGATTATCGCAATCGATGGACCTTTTATACTTCGCACTCCATGCTTCCGATACTCCTCCGCTATTAGAGTCCCCAGTAGAGTTCCCATTCCCATTTCCATTGCCATTTGCACCATTGCCATTTTTTTGTTCCTCTTCTTTTTCCTCTTCTTTTTCACGACGGAGCCATCCACCCAGACCCACACGATATCCTAGAGGGATCTTCTTACACTTTTTATCTTTATAGCAGTAATAATGACCCTGCTTACACCTCTTCATTTTTAGTGTCTGAGTTACTATTATTTAGAAAACCTTGCTTTAGTAGTTTTTGCAGTTCCGATGTTGAACCAACAAATAAAGCATTATTTGTAACATTATTTGTTGTTTTAGATCCGGTATCTTCTTCCATATCCTTTACTTTTTTCTGCAAATCAACTAATTTATCTGTTGTATCTGCAACACTTTTTATGAGTTGACCAGCAACTTCATATGCCCTCGGACTACCACCTTCACCAGCAAGTTCCATAATTCCATTGATTGCTTCCTGCCCCTTTTCGATCAAGGAATATAAATTTGCACGAGTATATTCATAATCTTTAGTTAGATCGTGATTTTTTTTATCGGGAACTTTTAATTCAGAAGGTTGACCTTCTGACTTGACGATCTCACACGTTGTGTTAAGAGCATCATCGATAGCATCAAATTTGTTGGACATAAATTAAATATCAATTTTTCTAGTTGGACTGAAATCTGCACCACTTTCAAAGAAGTCTAGTGATTCATTAAATCCAAAATCATCACCAGGTGCAATTAGTGCATCATCAGCACTACTGAGAACATTAAGTTGTGTTCCTTTCACATGAGTTCCACGAATAGTGGCGTCATATCCTCTCTTAACAGAAATAGAATTGCTTGTTAGTGATGTTACCTTCATAATCTCACCACCAATGATAACTCTACTTCCTTCAATCATACCAGAAGTATCATTGACATTAATTACAGTTTCTGTAGTATCTACGTCTTCAGTTAGCAATGCACCGGTGTCATTATCATAATCTTTTCTTGCCTGTGGAGTTGCTGTATATCTAACTTGTCTCTTCGCTCTTTGTGTGTCAGTGTCAGTGTAATAATCAACCTGAACCTTACGAATGATACCATCTGTGCTTTCTGCGATAGGACCGAACAGATATGTCTTTGCAGTAAATTGTAAGGTATAAATCAATGCTCTACGTGTAGAAAAATCTCCTTCATAATCATCTTGGAAAGAAATACTATCCAAAACAACTGGAATATCTCTTTTTTCTCCAATTGAATCAATTAATTCAACAGTAACATTAAATGATGGTTGAAAATATGGAAGAATTTGCTCAATAATTTGTAGTGCATCATCATTTAATTTTGTTAGAATATTCAGTTCAAATCCAAGATTATATGGCACAGGCATATAAACTTTCTTGACCTTATTATTATCGTCTACTGCTTTAAATGTTTGAGTAACAGATGTTTTTCTGCTTGGATCATATGAGATGCTATTCATCTCAAACGACATTCTTGGTAATGTAATTTGAACAGCCCTATTCAAATCTGCCTGCTGTTCTAATCTTGCCAGGAACTTTTGAGCAGGACCATATGCAAGTGGAACTTTAATCTCACTTGCAACACTTCCATTTGCATCATCATGCTTCACATAAATCTGATTAAACAGTGTTCCAAAAGAAACGACTGTTTTTCTGATTATTTCGTGATAAAAGTAAGTTCCTAACATTAATAATTACCAAAAGGATTTGATTCTGTAAAGTCTAATATGAGATCCGCTTCAGTTTCAATCTCATCATTGTCAGTGTATTTATCATATGTATCATCATTGGTATGGAAATCAACCGCATACGTTGCAGAAGATGCTGCACCAACAAGTGTTTCGCCATTAGTAAATGTTCCATCAACATTGGTGATTTTAAGGATGTTTGTATCAGCATCCCACTCTTTAACTCTTGCAGTAGTTCCAGATCTAGAACCTGTTACTATTTCATTAAATTGATATGTTCCAATACCAGCAACTAGTGGTGGATCTGAAATTGTTACTGTCGGTGCAGATGCATATCCAATACCAGTATTCAGAATTCTAATCGCCGTAACAATATTACCACTAGAAATTTCTGCTCTTCCAACCGCAGTTGCTAGTGTTGGATCCTTAAATTGATCATCATTTGATATGGTTACAATAGGAGCAACTGCATAACCACTACCAGGACTTGTGATTGTTAGTGAAGCAATTGTTCCGCCAGCACCAATTGTTGCGGTTGCAGTTGCTGTTGAACCAATACCCGCAGGATCTGCTATTGTAACTGTTGGTGCAACAGCATATGCTGCACCAGGATTTGTTAGTGTTAGTTGAGTTATTGTTCCACCAAGTCCTATAGTTGAAGTTGCAGCAGCACCAGCAGAAGGAGCACCAATAGTTATAGTTGGGACGGAAGAGTAACCAGATCCACCATCATTAACGGCAATAGAAATAACACCATTCTGTGTAGTTTCAATAGAACATGTTGCGGCAACACCAGTTCCACCACCACTGTAAATTTGAATATTTGGAATAGATGTATATCCAAAACCAGCATTAGTTAGTAAAATTTCTTTTACTGAAGTAACACCACCCTTTGAAGTTGTAATTGCAACCGCTGTTGCTGTGCCACCAGAAACTGGTGATTCATCAAATTGAATAATTGGCGCAGAAGTGTATCCACTACCATCATTATTTAAAAATACCTCTCTAACATAACCAGTATTGATAACACTTGTTGCAGTTGCTGTTACGCCAATACCAATTAGTTGCAGTGTGGTTATATAACCTTCTTCCTGGACTTGAGTATCGATTTCATCAATAGAAGTATCGATAACTTCATCTTCATATTCGAAGAGTTCACACTTGAGTTGATAAACGTAGTTTTTTCCTAACTGATAGAAAGGATCTTCATGTTCTACGAATTTAACTTCAAATAATCTCTGCCCTAGTGGAAAATAAATTAGATCACCCTCTCTTGGACGTGTTGCAAGAGCAATCTCTGCATCATCGGATGCATCTAAAAATGGTGATATAAAATCTTCAAATCTTTCTTTTGATATTGTAACTGTCAATTCGTCTCTCAAAGACATTCCAAATTTAGTTAAAATATCTCCGGCACCAGTATGCCCCTCAAAAGTGTTAATATATGCTTCAAGAACATAGTTATCATCAAACTGAGATAACTCAACTTCATTCAAAATAGTATCTTGATTTAAAACTTTTCTGGGTATATAAGTTATGTCAACACCATGAAATCTCAGGTGCTCATTAATCAAATCCTGAACCAATCTTTGCTCAGATTGAGTGCCTTGAAGAAAGAAGGGATTTAGTGCCATTATCCAATAAGATCGAGAGGTGGTAATTCATGCTCAAGCATCATGGTCTGCTTAAGTTGCTCTAATTCTCTTTCAGCATCTTCATAAATTTCTCTACCATTTAATTCAATACCACCTGGTAGTTTCACTCCTCTAAATTTAATTAAGTTTTGTCCCCACTGACGTTTGATGAGTGAAGTTAAATATTTTTTAACAAAACTATCATTATAAACTTGAGTAAATGATGCTGGATCAAGTGCTCTATAGCAATCAATAACCAAGAAATCACCAGCGTTTTGTGCTTGCCAATCAATATCAAGATACATTCTATCTTGACGCTTATTAAACCTAATTTGCTTATCTGTGGTTAATAAATGATCAATATCTTCCAAATAACTCTTAGTCATTGCATATTGCAACAACTCTACTGAGTTGAAGTAATATAAATCATTCAAAAATAATTGATACTTAATACTAAACATTCCACCAGAGATGCTACTAGTATCAAACTTAAATACACGCTCAATCCCAACTACAGAATCTGGAACTTGAACGAAGTTTGAAGTTTCATAGAAACTAAAGGTAGTTGCTGCACCAACGATTGTTGCATTTGCAGTTGTAGTTACAATCCCAACGCCACTGGTTCCACTTGCTCTACCTCTATCAATATCTTCTTGCTGTATCTCATACTTGAGGAACATCCTCTCAACACCATCAAAATGGCGCTCATTGAAGTATTGAATGGCATCATCAACTAAATCATCAATCTGATCATCATCAACGTTTATCTCCAGGACAGGAGCACCTAGACGCCTTAGACAGTAATCAATTAATCCTTGACGAGTTGATGGTTTTGCCATTATTCTTCAACCTCTGAGTTCTGAAATTCATTATCTGGAGATGATTTGGGTTTAATAGTTACTGGGTTTACACTTTTTAATTCCAAAAGTTGAGCCAGTAACTTATTCTTTTCATCTTCAAATTCTTTTGTTAGCGTTTGTATTTTTGCTTCTAACAAAATGTTTTGATTTGTTAGTGCTGCTAATCTTTGATTATAAAGAGTCACTAACACATTAATATCTACTTCACCATTCATGATTTTTAGAAGGTTCCTCCGTCAATTGTTGTAGTCCAAGTTGGCTTACTAGTGTATGTAGTAGTAACATTGGTTGGGTTTTCATTAACACTACTACCATCAGCAACAATGTCATTAGTAGTATCAAATGTTCCTTGAACACCAATTAGAGTTACAGTATTAGATGATGAAGTTGTGGTTTTCACCATACCATAAGCAGCACTATTATTTTGTTGAGTAATTTGTGCTCCAGCAGATAGTGATGCATTACCACTCAAAGTAAGAACAATTTCAGTAACAGCAGTAAGAATTTGTGTTGAAGTTACTGTGGTATCTGAGTCATCTGGATCATTTGTTGATCTTTGAAGACCTGTGCTGTCAAAATATACGATACCATTGGTATCATAATCACCAGATTGATAATAGATACCCTTAATATCTAAGAAACCTTTTGTTCCAGTTACAACACTATTGTTAATAGCAGCATCAGGAACATAAGTCCATCTTCTGCTATCATCAGCATGAGTTCCGTGATTTAAAGCACCAGCAGAACTATTAGCAATAGAACTATCATCTAAACCAAAGAAACCAGTTTTATTATTGCTGGTTCCACTACTAATGTTATAATCGAATGAAATACCACGGTCAGTATTGGTATCAAATCCGTGTGTTACAGTAACTTGAGTCGTTGTATTAATACCTGAAGTTGCTGTGGTATCAAAAGTAACAACCTTGTTTGAAATATCAATTGCAGAAACTGTTGCAATACCTGAAGGTCCAATACCAGAAACTGCAAGAGTATCTCCAGTATTAATACCAACAACAGAATCTAATCTAACAGTGCTAACACCAACAATAACTGTCGTCATGACAGTTCTAGCACTAGTTACATCACCAAGATTAAAAATAGACTCATTTACGGTAACAGCACTTGAATTGACAGTGGTTGTTGTACCGTCAACTTGCAAATCACCTTTGATGATTACTGTTCCTTCATTACTAAATCCATCGGGATATGGATCGATATAAAGTTCATTTCCACCACCAGGTCTGGTTGAAATAACGTTGGATGAAATACCAACATTATCAATTACAAACTGACTACCAGCAGGTAAATTATAAGTTTGATTTGTGTTCCAAACCCAAGGAGCACCAGTTACTTGAACTGCATCAGATCCATTTTCATCATATTCGATCTTAGCATCTTTACTATCACCGAAAGTTAGAAACTGGTCATCTGGAATTACAACTTCACCAGCACCATTAGTTCTTAATTCAATATCTCCATCAGTATCATTTGATGAAATAGTATTTCCATCAATTGTTAAATTATCAACTGACCACTGATCTACTCTAGGTAGACGTGAAACTGCTCCTAATCCACCAGGATTACCACCATTCTCTGTTAAGAGAACAGGAACAAATCCGTTTGCTGGAGTTGTTGGGTTATCTTGACCGGCAACAAGACCAGGTGCAATACTTAAAAGATCTGTATAATATCTACCACCAATTAACTGCGGGTTTTGGGAATTATCTCCCGCGTATAATCTCCCACCTCTATTACCATGCGTGCCAACACCAATTGTAAGACCAAGTTCACCATAATTTAGAGTTGCTGGTGCAGTAGTACCAGTAGATCTTTTGACTCTAATGATACTTGCCATTAGAATGAACCTCCATTAATATCTAAATTCTGTGTAGCTCCTGGTGTTAACTCTAAAGTCGCATCCCACTTATTAGTAGTGGCATTGTAAACAAGAACCATGCCGTTCGCTAATGTCCCAGCATTAACATCACTTAGACCAGAAAGAGTTCCGGCAGTATCTCCAACAATCGATGATACAACCTTAATTGCGTTTTGTTGACCTACTCTTACTTTTATATCTGGCATATGAACATACCGATTTGGTAATTATCAGGATCTAAAATATATTTATACTCCTTCAAATCCGAGTTTTGCAACAATCTCTTGTTGCTTTAAAAACAACTTTAAAGATGTCTTTAACATTTGCCTTAATTCCGTAACATCACTACACTCATCTATGAGCCTAGATTGTTTTTCATATTCGAAAGATTTCGACATTGTTTCTAGTGAAATTTCTTCAGGATTTAGCATTGATCAACTCCATAAGTAAATTTTTGATTTGTTGAACGTCACTTTTTAATTCGGCAATTTCATCTTTTTGTTTTTGACGTTCAGATTTCATTTTAATATATTGATTATATTCAATAGTATCACAATTTACAATAGCACCGGATTTTTCATCCCGAAACAAATTGTTATGTCCTTCAACTGGTATCATACTAATGCAATTGCTCTAAGATCACTGAACTTGGTTGAATATGCCTCATTAGTTCCACTCATTACAATTTTGATTGCAAATCCAGTAAACTCTACCAAATCTTCGGCAGTGAATTGATACTCAAGATATTCATCATCTTCACTTGCCTTTGTCTTCACATCTGGAAGTCCACTGTTATCATTACCATATCCAGGGAATGGTTCATAAGTTTGTGGAATTTCACTGGAGTCTGCTCTAGTTAACTTATAGAAAACTCTAAAATCACTTGAAGAATTTCTGTAAGCAGTTAGCAACACTTTAAGTGCTTTTGCTGGTTGTTGTAAATTGACAGTATTTGAAATATAAACTGAAGAATGTGGATCTCCAGTAACCTGTCTAACTCTCAGATCTGAAGAATAATCAGATACTGGGTTATTCAATCTATTCCTACCAAATACGAAAGTTGCTGCCTCTCTAAGATCAACTACTGGAGATAAGTTATTGTTAGATGTCTCCATTCTAATACCAAGAGTTAAAGATTTATTCTTTGGTAAACTTGTTAGATTTTCAGTTTCGTTAATTCTAGAACAAACAATCCTTGGTGATGAAAGTTCATTTACTTTATTGAGAGAAACGGATTCATAACCTTGATCCAAGAACGATACTTCGTTTCCACCAACGCTAGTTCCAGAAACGGTTCTGAGTGTTGCTGAAACGCCAGTTCCTTCTGGATTAATTACATTAAAGTAAGGAATAATTTCATTGAATTGAATGTTTTGTGTTGCCTGACATCTGTTTCCACCGAAAGATCCTTCGGAGTTGAAGTTTAACATATCAGATCCACTGTTTTTATTTCCAGGTCTTTCAACTTCAATGTGATATGTATCAATATCTCTTTCAGATACCAATGTTTGGTTGGTTGGCATATTATGTGAGTTATTAATTCTTGTCAATGAAATTCCATTCAATTCATACTTCTGAATTGAATCACCAGAAGAGTGATTTCTTACTGTAGACTCATTTTCACCGCGAGCATTAATTGTGAGAGATCCTACATTAATTTGATTATATGAAATAATTTCATCGTTAACAATTACATATCCAAGATTTGATCCACTAACAGCAGTTCCTTCAAAGTTTACAAAGTTTGAGGTATTTGCAACAGATATTGTGTTATTTGTTGAAATAATCGCAGCAGTTATTGTTGTAGTTGGAGTATTCGGTGTAATACCACTAATATTTACAATATTGTTATTGGATTGCATTCCATGATTATAATGTGAAACTTCAAGGACATTACCCTGATAAAGATCACTAGGAACAGTTGGTGTTGTTCTTACCTCAGTTCCTGCCATGGCAACTAGAGTGCTTCCACTATAGTAAGAAATATCTTGATTTAATCCGAAGGTTTGACCCTTAACATTTGTCAAGTAAAGTGTATCAATATTCGGAACAGCAGTAACTTCAATAACACTATTTCTACCAGATCCTCCAACTGATGCAGTAGTAACACCGAGAGTATCACCCTCTCGATATCCATTACCCGTTGAAGCTAATGAAACAGTATTTACAGAATTATTTGTAATTGTAATATTTGCAGTTGCGCCAGAACCTTTACCATTAATTGTATATAATGGAACATTATTAAAGGTTCCGTTGGAATATCCTATACCAGCATTGTTAATTGCCACGGTATTAATATTACCACCAAGAGATTCAATATATCCAGTATTAGCACCTTCAGCAACTTGAGTGCCGAGAGTTAAAATATTATCTAATGCATAAGTTGTTGAAATTCCAACAGTTAACTTTCTTGGAAGTGTCTTAACTGGGTTATTTGTCAATTTTGCAATATTTACATCAGTTGAGGCATATGTGCTTCCGATAGAAATCGCTGGGTTGTTAAAATATGCGATTCCAGATGTTGATGAGAATTCTGCCTTGTAAAGTTTAAATTTCAAGTCTTCAGAAATAACTGGTGCCCAAATAGAACCATTTTGTGGTTTGAATAAATTGCCACCAGTATACTGATTAGAGTAAATTACCTGATCAGCAGCAGGATAATTTTGTGTTGCTACTGTTGCTTGGTTTGTTTCACCAACCCAAACTTCATAATCATCAGATGATGAGCACGAAAGCGTAATTGAATATTGTTTGTTTGGTTGTAGATATAATGGGGATGGTAATGTTACTTCAGTTTCTGTAGATCCATCAGTAGATGTGGTAATACTAGATGGTAGTAATGCAACTCTAGCAAAATCTTGAACTAATCTATCTTTAGGTGTTCCACCAATATCAGTTTCTCTAATTTCAACAAAAACTTTTTCTGTATCATCTTTTGCTTTGAAATACAGACCAATCTTCGTCAAGAAACCACCAACATTATCAGTTCTGAAAGTTTGGGATAATGGATCTCTTCTTAATGCATTCAATGGTAGTGATGTTGGTGGTTTTCTAACAACAATGCTTTCACTGTATACGGTGTCGTTCATGACACCACTATCATTGAAAGTTTCTTGGGCGAATTTAACCGTAGTTGCACTTGAATTAGTGCTACTAGTAGATAATTTAAATGTTGTTGGACCAACTTTGAATGTTGTTGATGGTGCTGGAACTGCCAGAGGATCTCTAATGAAGATACATCCAAGGAGGTCACCAACAACGTCAGATGTGTAAGATTGAGATGATACTGTTGCCTGCCCACCACTTGTTTCACCAACAAGTGTCATATTTTGCGAAACATAACCATAAAATCTACCAATAGAATCATTTGCCAAAGAATGGATATCAATATTAATCATTGGTGAGGATGATGAATATACAGTTGCAATATCCAATGTTGGTGAATATGGATTTTTTGTATATACTTCTGATGGTGATAAGTATGATCCATACTTATGATTGGCATTTGCGAGTCTAAATGCCGCAACTTTCTTCCCATCATCATATGCATATACAGTCTCTCCCGCTTGGAAAGAACCACTACTCATAGTAACTTGAAGAAGTTTTGGAATAGTATCAATATTTGAACTACCACCAAAGAATGGATAGTGATTTGTAGAAGGTTGTAATCCTGATGCTTCAAAACCAATGTTCCTTGATCTCAATTTGTTGCTTAAAACAGAACTTGTAATCAAGTTTGCAATATACGTATCTTTCCAGTTACTTTGAGTTCTTCTAATTACTCCTGAGTTTGAATTGATAGTTCTAGCCCAAGTGTCTGATGCTGGAATTAATTTAACAGTTCCATTATAATTCTGAACTCCAAAAGGATTAATTTTTTGAGATTTGGTTGCAAAAGATTGTTGAATATCAGTCCACTGAACTGTTGAATAATTTAAAGTTACGAGATCGCCAGTTTTCTTGATATTTGGATCACTTAATGTGAAGTTAGAAGAGAAATCTAAAGTATTAGTATTCTCAGTTGCGATTGGTGTAACCTGAGATTTTAATGAATGAAATACTACGTCTGATCTCAATTCTGTTTTTTTCTTATCAACAGATGAATTTGCATCTGGATCCTCAATATTGATAAACTTAGTTCCTTTAAAATTATCAACAAAGAAACCAGATTTAAATCTGCTTAACCCATCAGCATCTTGAATTTGTAATGACTTAGTATTGAGTTCTAAGAGAGATAGTGATGTAACCTCTTCAACATTTTCTAAACGATCTTCAATATCACGAAGATCTTGCATGGTATAACGCTTGTTATTGACAAGACTTACTTTTACATCTTCTGGATCATACAGATATGCAGGTAACTCTAAAGTTGCAAGATCCATTGCATCATCAATAGATCCTGGTTCAATTGGATTTGTTGATGAAACACCCTTGATTAAACTAATGTTGCCATCTTTATTTAAAACAATCTTATCAATTCTTGGTAAATAATAAGAATATCCAATAATAGAAGTTTCATTTGGGGAAACAACTAATGTTGGGTTAGAAGTAATTGAAGCAAAATCTCTACCTTCAAAACGGAATGGTGATGATGTAGTGGAAGTAAATTCTGCAACTCTTGGTCTAAAATCTAAAGTATCTGTTGCTCTTGAACCATCAGCAAACGTTGGAATATCAGATGTATACCTGTCATTATCATAACTATTAACGCTGAATACATCACCAACATCATTTGCTGGAATTGTATAATAATTATAGATGATTAACAACCTCTTAGAAGGAATTAGAGCATCTGATTTTCTTACAATTCTTGAATAATCATAGAATTGTTCTTTTTGACCTTTATCTAGAATGAAATCTTGTGTTTTATCTGTATAATTTCCTTTAGATAGAGCTAAGATTGAAGATCTAATATTTGATTCTTCAAACAATACGGTTTCGCCAGGTGCGAAGCGATTTGAATTTAAGTATACAAACTCAACTTCAGTCGAAGAAACTTTTGTTACCAATTGAGCTACTGCTCCATTTCCCTGCCCAATAATTTTTTCACCCAGAATTGCTGCTGTGTTTAAATTTAATCCAGATGAAAATGTTAATTTATCTAAGACAACACTACCGTTATCCAAAGATTCATAAATTGCAATAACATTGGCAACATCTGGAACATTTAAAGAAATCTCCCTATCTTCAACTCTCAATCCATAATTATCGTTTTGTGTTAGACCAGAAACAGATGCAATAACATTAGAAGCACTTAATGCAACTTCTCTTTTTTGACTTCTGATATAGTTCTTTTGCTTGTTAACAATAGAGTTCTTCTTAACAGAAGCATTTACAATAATATTAGACTGATTAGCAATAAGACCACTAAAAGTTACATCCAATGAATTACCACCAACAACAACTTGATCGGAGGATAAGTCTGCTGCTGTTCCATCGGAATAGAAAATAGAATATCTATCTAATGCGTATGGCTCAAAGAAAGAACTGGTGATACCAATATCAGTTCTATCAATTGTTAAAACACCATTATTATCGGTTGATTTTCCAGTTGCTTGTCTTTCAACAACAAGATTTGATCCAGTGAATGAAACATTAGAAATATTTTTAGAATTTAATTTCGCATATAAGTATGCGTTATCACTACCACTAATAGATGGAGATGCTAATTTAAATGTATAATCACCCGAAGTTAAAGAACCATTATTAACACCATCTACATCTTCAACTGCTGCAATGTTTGCAGACAATCCAGTTGTTGATAGACCAGTAACTCTTAGATAATTTGGATATGTGCTACCAGAAGTGCTATAAGAAATAATAGAATTGATTTTTACTTTACCAGTTAAATTTCTACCCGTAACAGTAGCAATTCCTGATACAGAATCAATTGTGATTGTATCAGAAGAACTAAATCCAGGAATTACACTTTCATTTAAAATAGTATCTGCTGCGAATGCTGTAGACAAACCAGCACTACCTGCACCAATTTCTGTAGAGGCACCATTTACATTTTGATAAATTGATTTAATATCAGATACACTATATTCTCTTACGGTGTTTATGGAACGTGTGATATCACCACCATTGATAACAACCTGCTCTCCTGGAGAAAAAGATCCACTTGTATCAGTTAATACCTGAATAGATCCATTTGAAACTCTTTCATCTGTAGTGTATCCAGTAGCACCACTACTCAATCCTCTAACATGAGATCCAATTGGACAATCTGCTAATGATGTATCTGAACCAAATACAAGTCTAGTATAAGTTTGAACGTCATAAAGATATAGATCCCACTTGTTTGCACTATCATATATGTCGGATGGATCATTTAAAGAAAAAGAATAAACTCTAGCAGTTCCAATTCTGTTTCCATTTGGTGCAATATCGCTATCTAATCTTTGATTATATAAACCAACACTAAAATTGTTACCTAACCCAATAGCTGGTGTTCCGTGAACATTGTTAACAAGAACCCTATTACCCATTTCAAACGGAATTGAGGCACTTGAAATTGTTCTAGTTGCTCTCGGTTTTTCTACATCAAGAATTGTTGTGGATGTTTTTTCAATATCAAATCCACGAACATATGCCTTTCCAGGAGATACTTTAATAGCAAGTAGATTTTCTGCTGGAGTGTTTCCTTGCTCAGTTATTTGATCTGAGAAAAAGACACCATCAGAACCTAGTCTATCATTGAGTGAATTTTCAACATCAACCTTAAAAGGATCTACTGCATAATTGCCAGACTCTTCATAAGTTCTCTTGGCAATATAATCTTTAATCTGTGAATATGTATTTGTGTCCTGAACTTTCTTTACAACACCTTTAGAAATTCTAATGATTTCAACAAAATCTCTATCATCAGCATCAGTTATTCTTTTTTTAGTGAGTTTTGTTAAGATTTTGAGTCTATCTGCCCCAGGTGCAGCATAGTTTGAAAATCCTCTAGCATTATCATAAAGACTATTATCATCCTGTGCGTCAATAATAGATTCTGCAATTGATAGACCAACTCTATATGATGGTGTATTAGAATACTGATCTAAGATTAGAGTATCATCATCAACATCTACAAAGTGTCCTCTAATGTAATAAACACCTCTTGAAATTGAAACTGCAGATGCAGTAAATGTTGCCTCAGAATTAATTAGGGTTGCAAAAGTATCTCCAGATGGAATAGTTGTATTTCCATAAGTGATATTATCTAATGCAATTAAAGTTTCTGCATCAGAGAACTGAGAAACGTTAAAATTAGAGTCTGCAGTAATATACCTAACATAAAGGGTATAATCACCAGTTTCAGATTCAGTATTCTTAAGAACTTTTTGAACTACACCGGTGATCTGAGATGTCTGACCCTTAATTTTTTTACCAACTAACTGTTCAATATATAAACCAACACTAAGACCTACATGTGTTGGATTTATTTTTACAGCGTAATATGATGGATTATATGTTATATTACCTGGTATTACAATAGAACCATCTTTAAAAATATGGTTGGCAAATGATTTTACCTGATTTTGTAATATTGATTGGAGAGTTGTTAGCTCTCTCGATTGAACCGGAAATCCTGGTTTAAAGAGAACCCTATAAAAATTATTATCGGGATCAAAATCATCATAATATGGAGAAACATTTAAGTTTGTTTTTTGTGACATCTTTAGAATTCCAGGATAATTTTAATATCTTCTTTTTGTCTTTGGTTTCTTGATACGCGAGGTCTGTTATCGATATAGATAATCTCCCCCGATCCTTTATTTATCTCAGGAAGTGAAATACCATTTGTAAATTGAGTCGCTAAATTAACGTTTTTAGAAGAAGTAACTGCAGTCGTAATTCCAGTAAAATCTTGATCTATTGCTCCACTAAAACTATTTGAGGATGTAATCGTTCCACCATCTTTTGAGAAAGAAACTTTCGTCGCCTCAGAAATAATATTTTTAGAATCTTTCTGATCATATGATCCGGTGTTATAATATAGAGAACGATCTTGGAAATATTTTAAA